TTTATCTGCATCGCGTTCCAGAGCATGTTGCAAATCATTCTTGTAATGGATCATGGCGCCATATAAAGTTTTGTTATTGATATAATTTTTTGCCTTAGCCATCATTCCTCACTTTTAAAAAATTACGAATAAAAAGAAACATACTGAAGATATTAAAAACCCAAAGACAGTTTCAGATATTGTGTGACTGTTAGTTTCAATAAGCGCATAAGCAAATATAGATAGTATACCTAAACAAGCTATAAAAGTCAATGACTTATTTGATAAAAAAGAAGCCCATAACAATATAATTGTTGCCATTGCCATATGTCCACTGGGGCTATACGGCTGTAGAATTATTTTTAAAAAACCAGTTATTACCACTGAAGAGAGAAAAGACAATACGAATCTAAAATTGTTTGACAAAATAAAAACAATATACGCTAGATAGAAAGCGATATTAATGTTTCCTATTTCAAGTATCTTTCTCAAAATTTCTATTGACATTTTTCCTGACACCCAGTATAATCATTAATGCGCTGATTGAAATTAAATATCCAATTGAACCTTATAGATCTTGTACTCAAACTTCTCTTCGTTATATATCTTTATTCTCTCCATGAAATGGAGTAAAGTATAGTTCTTCTTACTCTTCCAAGACAAATCGTCAGCTATATCAAAAAGGGTAGCAGAAGTTTTCGTATCAGACTTACGTAGTCCACGGCCAATTGACTGTAGATTCCTAATGCGAGACTTGCTTGGGCTAGCAAAAATAATATTATGGAGATTCTTAATATTGACTCCGGTGCTAAAAGTACCAAAAGAAGCGACAATAATAGCATTGTGATCATTTTCTACAACCTTTCTAATTTGTTCTCTATCGTCGCCAGATATATCTCCTGAAACGAAATAAACAGGACGATTATTGTTTTGTAACATATTAGCTAGATGAATACCATGTTTTTCTACAAATTGATATAATACTAAAGTATTACCCTCTAACGATAAAGCAAGATTTTTAATGAATTTATTTCTTGATTCTAACCTAACAAGGTAATCCATTTCAGCTTGATAATCGTTTGCTCGAGCAATCATCTGTCTAATTTCATCCGGATATGACAAAACAATAGCTTTAATTTTAAAATCAGCAAGATGTTTTTGATCAATAAGTTCTTTTGTGGTTGTTACTTTTCTGACTGCTCCGAAGAGTCCCTCAAGGACGAGGCGGTGGGTTTCAGTACCATCCAATGTTCCGGTAAATCCAAAACGATAACGGCATCCGGACATCTTAGTAAGTATAGAAGTAAGAGATTTTGCTTTGAAGAGATGAGCTTCGTCTCCGATGACAACATCAAAGTTTGCAAAGAATTCTTTAGGTAGCTTGTATACGCTTTGCCAAGTTGTGATTGTGATCGGTTTTGTTGATCCCTTATCCTGTCCAGCGAACACACGATGAACAAAAGTATCGGAGTCAAAACCATAGTCAGCAAAATCACTGGCAAGCTGACTAACAAGAGAAGTAGTTGGTACAATAATAAGAGTGCGTTTCGCATAATACCTCACAAGTAAATAGATAATAAATGATTTACCAGAAGCTGTGGGAGAAAGCATTAATCCTCTACGTTCTCTTACAGCATGAACAAAAGCATCCAACTGGTAATCTCTTGGCTGCATCGTAGGTTTTATTTTTTCAACAAACTCTTTAGCTTCCTTTAAAGAAAAGTTCTCAGAAGCAAAATCTGAAAGATATTCTAGTTCATAGTTTCTAGATTTACAAAATTCTTCTACATATTTTGTTAAACCAGCATACAACAAACCAGTCATGGCATTTAACAAGCGTATCTTACCATCCCAAAATTTAGAACGATAAGCGGGCATGAATTTAGCGCCAGGAACAGTGAACGTAAAGAATTCGCTCATTTCCATCATAATGCTTGGTTCGGCTTTTACTTTAATATAAACTTCGTCGAACCTTTCGATTTGCACTATATCCATTAAGCACCCATTGTAAATTTCTGCCAGTCAATCGCATTTTTTATCACGAAATTTCTATTCATAATAGACTTGATAATTGAATCTAGCAGTTCTATTTTTTCTTGTTGATAACCAATCTTAAGAGATAAATTGATAATATCCTGATCGGCTTCTAGATACATAGGAATATCGCTTTTAAGCACCATTCCTTTTGGAGGGAGCTTCCAACCCTTGTCTTTAGTTTCTTCGTTCGGCCCCTGAGTCAAAAACTCATACTTATCTAGTTTGAGTTGTCTCATGTCAGCTTCATGTTTTCGAAGAAGCATTTTCTCCTTAACATATATCTGATAGTATTTATGGTGAAGTTTTGGGATGTTTAGAGCTTCTTCGCCCAGTTCAGTTTTATCAATTTTAGTGTCGGTTTGCCAATGTTCTAGTATTTCATCTATATTCATAATAATCTCACAGGTTAAATAATTTAGATTTTAATAATATTATAGTATGTATATTTGAAAGAAGCAGTAGCTGTAATATAATTTACATCGCTATCAATTGTATTGAATTCAAGTCCAGATAGAGAAACTGGATACCCGTCAACGTAAACAATTTCATAATTGGCTGATTTGGTGCTAGATAAAACTATAACAGAAATATCTGAGTATATGCCTTCGCCAGTCCATTCTTTTTTGTCTGCAATGTTTTTATACTGTTCAAACTCTTCTGGCTTGCCTAATGCAGTTATCCAGTTATGAATCTCCAAATAATTCTGAAGATCTTCATCGACTTTGAAAGTAATCTCTAATTCGCCATAAGATAAATGATCGCCTGGTAGCGGTATATTGACGAATGGGTTTGGTGATACTGCAGGCGATAGATTGATTGCCGGTATGTTTACTTTCTGAATAAAGAAGTTTACATGTGGAGCTTTCTTAATCTGAAACTTGAAATTCAGAGGGGAAAGAAAGTTTCTATTAGATGGTGTGTTATCTATAGCTGACATGTTTTTCTCTAAAAAAGTGGGGGTGATTAGCCCCCTAGTCTGATGTTGTTAGATCTTTGCCTAACGATTTATTTAGTCTATAATCTTCCCAACGTTTTTTTGATGCAGCAGAAACTGCTAATCTTCTTTTATTATTAGGATCCGACCACTGTTCTTTCATTCTAGTAGCATTCTCTTCTTTCCATTCTTCAGTATGAGGTTTCTTTTTTATTCCACGAAGAGCTTGTTTATGTTCTTCGGTAAGGTTCTTACCTTTCTTAGCAGCAGAAATCTTTGCTGCTTTCTCAGAAGAACATGGTCCTGTCTTTTTGCCTTTTTTTGAGTATGATATTTTTTGTCCAACGGTTATGACGTTGTCTGGATACTGGTGCCAAGGATTATCTTTGCTTACTTTTAAATTGTAATATCTTATTTTCTTTTCCTCTGGCTTGATCATATCAAGGTAATATTGTTCCTCGATATACATCTGTTCTCTGGCCAGATTAGTTTTTAGAATTCTTCGTTTAAAATCATTTGGTCTACGTAAATATGCTTGTTTCATCCAAGTTGATGAACATATGTATCCGTCATCGACAGTTCCCCAATGACAACCTAGATAATATCTTTTGTGCTTCTTGTCATACCAAAGATATACAAATCCATACTTTTCCATAATAACCTCCTAAATGAAAATACCAGGGACCGAAGCCCCTGGTATATTTAGTCAGGTTATTAGTGAATAACCTTAAAAAATGTATATTTTACATAAGATTATTTACGATCACACGACGATAATATTTGTTAGTGCTAATAACATTAGAACGACCAAGACCCTGGTTAGTACCTTCGGCGAATGGGTTTGCAACCATGCCGTAACGAGTCTTAAAGCCGATCTTTGGCTGGAAGGATGACTGATCAACAGCACGAACCATCTGTAGTGGAACGTATGGGCAGTAGAATAGACCAGCGTCGAAAGCTGATGAACCCTTATAGCCAACTGTTAGATAGTTACCGCCTAGAGCGTATGGATCGATATAAACACGTAGACGACCATTTAGGATACCAGCGAAGGTATTTCCTGTATCGTCAACCTGTAGGTTATTTGAGTTAAGAGCAGGAGCGTAGTCAAGAACACCAGCCATCTGTAGAGCAGAAGCAACGTCTGAAGAACAGATAACGATGTTACCCTTACCACGACGAGTCTGCTTGGCGATCTGGTTAGCTTCACGCT